TGCCAATGTCGAGTAAGCGTTGTTTGAATACAAGACCGACATTAAGCAGCCTCCTTATATTGTGCGTAATCCACTTCGACAAAAACACTTATCGAAGAAACCGAGACAGTTACGTTGGCGTACTCTGTATCAGCAACCACCCCTATGTAGTCCGCATTTGCCGCTGGCGTAATGTCGTAATAGAAGGGGAACTTATAAAGCCTTGCCCTGTTGATTACCGCATTGACAGCAATCAAACCAGCAAGAAGTTTTCTGACCTCGAGAAGAGCAACGATTGCTACAGAGGAAGATCCTGCCGCATTGATAATCTTTGTGATCGATGCGTTTGCAGATGTTGTCGCAGTCGCCGAAGCGGTGAATGCCAAGAGCTTTGTCAGCGCGGCATTGGCGCTTGTTGTTGCAGTAGAGCTTGCGCTCACAGCCATGTTCTTTGACAGAGCAGCAGATGCTGATGTCGTAGCCGCCGCATTGACAGCCATCGCCATATTCTTTGTCAGGCTCGCAGAAGCATTGACAATCTGCACGGCGGATGCGGCAAGCGCAGCCAAAGGCTTGTTCAGCGACGCTATTGCACTGATGGTGACAACGTCGTTGATCGATCCAGCAAGGTTGACAGTGTTGCTGACGTTTGCAGAAGTTGTCGCAGCCGATGCTACAGAGCCAGCAATACTCTCAGCCAAAGCCAAGTTGGCTGTGGCTGTGGAGACTGTCGCGATACTTGCGGCAAGCGCTTCTGCCAAAGAAGCCGTCGCGCTTACTGTGCCAGCGCCTGCAATCGATCCTGTCAGGTTGACCAATCGAATCAAGTTACCTGATGCTGTTGCAGCAGATGCGCAAGTGCCAGCCAAGCTCTCCGTTACACCAAGAGCTGCTGTAACAACTGATGTTGTCGTGATGCTCGCGGCAAGCGCCTCAGCCAAAGACGCTGAAGCACTTACAGTGGCTACATCATTGATTGAGCCAGCTAGGTTTGCAGACCTACTTAACGCGCCAGAGACCGATGCTGACGAGGAAGCGGATCCAGCCAGAGTGTCAGACTGGAGTATTCCAGCAACAGCAACACCTGATGTGACGGCGCTTACAGAGAGTACTGCCGCCTTTGATACCGTTGCCGAAGTTGACGCAGCAACACTTACGCTTGCAGCAAGCGACTGAAGCGTTGAAATCTCGTTTAACCGAGACTGGTTTAACTGCGAAAAATTCAGCAACATATCATGTCGCTTTCAATTAAGCGAATGTGACGGACAAAGTTCCAGCAGGGAATGTAACGGTGTCAGCTTGGTTGATTGTCTTGCTGATGGTCAACGGACCCCAGAACAATTCATTGCCGCCAGTCAAAGCGTCATACAACGCAAAGTGAGTCACAGTACCCCATGTCGCTGTAGGCGTTGGGAAGTTGATTGCGTTGGTGTTGGTAGTGTTACCAGTGTTACCAGTAGATGCAAGGCTATCGTTCTGTGTTGACTTCCAGTCGCTCAATGCTTGCGAAGCACCAGCCGCTGCTTTCACGCGAGCGTAGCCGTTGCCTGAAACTTCAGTACCGCCACCAGCATCGCTTGGAGCTGCGGTGTACAAAGCAACATACACAACAGGCGCTGTGTAAGCCTGACCACGGAAAACTAAATCAACGATTTTGTTCTCAAGATAATCCGACATTTGTGACATGATTTATTCCTCTTTAAGAAAATTGCTGACGAACGGTGAATTTGAGAAGTTCGTAAACAGTTTGGGTTTGCCCATCGAAGTTGATTTCAATTTCACCTTCGTAAGCTCCGGGATCGACGTTGAGAACGCCGGATGAGAAGTTGAACTGGGCTTGACCAGTAGAACCGCCATTTACTTTCGTGCAAGAGATTGTCGCCAAAATAGCGGTTGTTCCCGCTTGACGGAAGTAAACTTTTACCGATGTCTGTGGATCAGACAAATCAATAGCCAACCCGGTTACAGGGTCAGTTAATGTTAGGCGAACAGTTGGGAACGTGTCGCCTTGAACCAGCTTAATCTTATCTGCCATGTCACACCCTTGGAATTTGGACGCGCAAGTCTGAGCGGACGTATCCACGAATTGCACGTTGACGCGCCACGTTCACACCCTCGTCGAAGAAGAGCTTTGATGCAGCAGCTCCGTCAGGACTTGTGAATGGCTTTGATGGGGCGGACATAAGGCGGTACTTCGCGCCATGTCCAATGATTTCTGCGTAGTCTTCAAATACCACGTCTTCAATTGTTGATGATGAACGAGTTGGCTTGAGGGCAACGCGCATCGTCAAAGCAGAAGCAGCCGCTTCCTTTGGGAATGGGTAAAGCGTATATGAACGCTCATCCTTCTGCGTAATCATTGTTGGGTCAGACTTTGTGATCACAGCGCCGGGATAACCACGGTTGTAGATCATGGCTGCTGGCAGCTCGTCTGGAGCCTTGGGGTCAAGCTCAGTGCCTTTGTACCAAGCCCTCATGATCTTTGTGACCAAGTATCCAGTTGGCGGCTCGAAGTCGTAATCAATCGTGCCTTCAAGAATCGTCACTGGGTCATGGTCACGCTGGATGATCAAGCTGCCTTCGCAGAAGTCAATGACGGCGTTTCTGATGGCGACCTTCGCCAATGCAGGAGTACAGCCCGGGAGGTAGGGTAATACCTCATCATAGAAATCTTCGTAGGTCTTACTCATATCGACATCAATCCAGTTTTAAATCGTTGCATGAATGCAGAGGCACGACCATCAATTGAGTACTCGTCGTCTTGGCTGTTTGACCTAGCGACTATGTAGTCCTTGATGTATGCCTCGTACTCAAGAGTAAGGGGAGAGGTGTCTGTCAACGCATAAGAAGACAACGCCGTTTTGAATGAGCCAAGAAACAGGTCAGGGCGGATACGCTTTGCCTCGCCCAATGCTTCATTGGCGTACTTCAACAGCAAAGAGTCTGCATAACGATTCTTGTCGCCATCGTTCAGCAAGACTCTTGCGTCATCTACGATTACTTGGAGTGTTGACATTTATTCACCAAAGGTCCTTACGCGCCCAGTGGTTTGCACTGAACACGTCATCTTTTGTGGGGTTGCCGTTCTTGTCCTTGATGCCAGCTGAACGAGCAAGGTAGTTGGCTCTGCGCTTTGGATCATGGTGTTGCGTAAAGTCTTGCATGCCTCGTAAGCCATACTTGACCAGCTTCACCTCGTCACCTTTTTTAGCGAGAACCATCTTCTTGTGGCTGTCACCAGCAGGAGCTTGAACAGGCTTGTTGAAACCCGGGAACTCATGACCACGGTACTGAAGCTTGCCGCCTTCCTTCTTTACGTTGGAGGCTTTCATTTCTTCTTTACCTTTGCAGTCTTGGCGGAGTCTTTGAAGTCTTTGTTGGTTGGCGCGCCGGGGGAACCGGGCTTGCGCATCTTCTCTCCACCGCCTTCAGCAATACGTTTTCTCTTCGCATTGATGTTCGCGTAAAGTCCAGACTTCATAAGACCTCCAAGTTTTATTCAGCGCTGCCAGCTTCGGGCGCGGCTTCAGCAGCAGGTTCTTCTGCGCTTGGCTCGGCTTCGAGTTCTTTGGCTTTTTCTGCGACAGCATCTTTCCAGCTCTTACGCTTGGGCTTGTCAGCAGTCTCTTCTTCGGCTGGAGCCTCTTCAGCCTGAACTTGGGGTTCGGCAGTAGGGTCAGCAGGAATAGGAGCGCCTTCTTCGTACGCAACGTACCAAGGACGCTCTTCGATTACTCGCTCATCAAACACAGAAACCATCTGTGTTCGGGTATTGATCATTAATTTGACGGTCATAAAAAAAAGGGAGGAGGTTATCCCCCCTCCCTTAATTGGCTACTGCAAAAAAATGGCTACCAATTACTTGGTGACCACAGCGGTTACCAACGCTTCAGGTTTCACAACCTTGAAGCCAAACACATTCAGACCACGCATGATGTTGCCGAATGTGGTTGTGGAACGGAGAGTTTCCACGTTGGTGATTTGTGATGCGAAAGAAATCGCGTCACGAGTACCAGCCATCAAAGTCCACTTGGAGCTTGCGTTGTACATGTTGTTGGACACGTACACAGTGAAACGATCAATCATGCCGATCTTGCCGTTACGCAATGGAGACACAGAGTCACCGGTTAAGTAAGCTTGCTTGAGATCAGAACCTTTGATCATTGCAGCCATCCAAGCGGGGATGACGATCCAGCGACCATCTTCAGGCACGTTTGTTTCGTCCAATGCTTGACCCATGTTCAAGATTGTGTCGAGGACAGTAGTCTTGGTCAGGGTGATTGGAGCAGCAGTTGTACCCAAGTTGATACCGGCAGAGATCGCGCCAGCTGTTGCACCTTGGTTGGTGGAAGCAGCAGCGGTAGTACCGCCAGCGTTGGCGATGTTTGTCAACACGAGACCGTCAATGGCGATCTTCATTTGCTGTGCAGCGTCGTTGGTGAACATGTCCATCAACTTGATGTCAGCTTGTGTTGCATCAACATCATCAACCACGACGTTGAAATACTTGCCGTAATCAATGGTCAGGGTGATAGGAGTAGAGACTGGCACTTGAGATGCAAGGCTCATACCCTTGGTGTAATCACTGATAGTGATTGTTGGGATCGTACGGATGTTGACTTTATCGCCTTGATCTTTGATCTCGCCTTCCCAGTCGTTGTTCGTGATCTCGCCCAAAACGGTCGATTTGTAGAACTTGACTTGGAGCTTGCCCGACCAAATTTCGGGGATGAAGTTAGCGCCGTATGAGTTTGTGGTTTGACCGGATACGTAGTATCCAGAGGTTACGCCGACTGACATGATGTGTTTCCTTTAGTTAGCGCCACCCCAGACTATCCGTTAACGGATGCGTCCTTCAAGTTGGGCGGCATGAATGTCTGCTTCAATGGAAACCATGTCGCTGTCAGAAATCTCATTGTTTTTCGCCCTCTGATAGAAAGCCCCGATCTCTCCTCGAGACCAGATCTTCTTACCGGGAGGTGGCGTACTTACAGTTGAAGTGGTGGGAACCACTTGAGATTCCAGAGTGCGACTTGAGGTCTCCGTCTGTTGTTTGTTGATGTCACGCCACTTATTGAAGAATCGAGCTGCGCGCACAGCGTCGTTGTTTCTCACAGCATCGTCGAGCGAGTCTTGGCGCTGAAGCCCAGTAAGTTCGTCGTATTCGGCAAGCCACTTGAGGAAGCCTTCTTCTTTGTTGGTTTCTTCCCAACCGGGAACAGATGCAGCCAATCTCGTATAGAAATCAACTTCAGCGTTCTTGGTGTTGGATACCTCAAAGCGTTCAAGTCTGGATCGCAAAGAAGCAATCTCTTGCTCTTTGTCGGAGACTTCGTCTCTGGCAGCGCGGCGGATCAAATCCACCAACGGTTCACCAAACTCTTGAACTTCCTCTGGTTTGACGAGCGACTCTCTCGGTGTAGCTTTTGCTTTCCGAAGATCCTCTAACTCTTTCTCAATGCTTTGCAGCCTAGTCGTAAGCTCTTTATTCGACGCAGCCAACCTCGGGACCTCGGCATCATATTTGCCTCTAAGCGACTTGTAACGCTGCTCCCACTGGTTTTCCTCTGCCGGAGGAGCCTGTTGGGCATCGTTATTTGTCGCGGGTTCCGCTTGGACAGCAACTGATTGGGCTTGTCCATCTTCGGGCTTTTGACTGCTGGCGACAGCCTCACCCTCTTGTGGTTGCGGATTCTTAGCTTGATTTAGCTGTTTGAGAATTTCATCAGCTCGTTGTTCCGCCTCTAGGACGGCTCGTGGTAAAGACATCATCACTCCATAAACATATCGCGCCAATATGTCGATGCCCAGCGGGTTTATCGACACATCTTTTGCGGTGCTTTGGTTTTGCTACGTAGGTAGTGACGTAGCGCACTATACCCCCGGCGGGGGAATTACTTCATGCGGCTTACAGCCACACGCGCTGATCTTGCAGTGCCTACCAGATCGGCAAGCACTTGGGTTGCTCCCTGATTCCATCGAGTGAGAACATCATCTTTCGTGGAACGAGTGGAAACGTCAAGCTCATCAAGTGAGCTTTCGAACCATTCAAGAACAGACTTGAAATTGTGATCATCTTCCAGCGCGGCTAATGCCATCAGCACACGCTGGTCTGGTTTGTTCAACATTACTTCTTGTAGTCCTGCTGCGAACGAACGCCGGGACCAAAAGCATAGTCGCAAGAGTTTGCGGCGAAGCTGTTGTTGGCTCGCATCAATGGCTGCTTGGTCATCACTTGACCGCCATCGGCGTAGCCTTCTTTGGATTCCATGTTGGCGTACTGAGCAGGAGACATCTTGCCGGACTGGATCATGCGAGCTTCTTTCATCTCTTCAGCGCGGGTTTCTTTGCCTGCGCCGGCTTTGACCTTGCCGCCATTCTTGTAGCCTTGCGGCACGATTGGCATCTTGCCAGCAGACTTTGTCATCTTCATCATTGCACTACTCCATTCATGGTGTTTGCATCAACGCCGCCAGCAGGATTGCCAGCCTCGTCAACAGTTACTGGGGCAGGGAGCTGCTGTTGAGGCTGCATCTGCGCTTGTTGCGCAGCCATAGCTTCTTGGATCTGCTTCTGCTTTTCCGCCTCAAACTGGACGCGCTCTGGATCTTTGACCAGCTTGTCGACATCCATCTGTAAGCCTTCTGCCAGTTCGCGCAGCAAGTACGCCCGACCCTCCATGCCAACAATCTGCATGTCGATTGGGTTGGCAGTAGCGGTAAGGAATTCGTTGCGACGCAACTGGACTTGTTCTTTGGCAACCAGACCGAGAGCGCCTTTGGCAACCACGGCGAAGTCACCCTTGATGTAGATGTCAGGGTCGTACATCATGTTGTGGATGTACATGCGGCTGACGATTCCAGACATCACCTTGTCAATCGAAGAGATCGATTGATTGATGCCTTTGGCTGCGTTGTCCATCAACATGGACAGACCAGATGCTGTGCGACCTGCACCAGATACGCCGGACGAGCCGTAGACGTAATTGGGAATGCCTGTTACTTCGTCTGCCTGCTTGGCAAACTGGGCATACACGCCCATCAACACCTGAGCGTTCATGTCAGGTTGAAAGAAACGGACCGCCGGTTGACCGCCACCCGTGCGGTCCGTTGTAGTCTGCCAGATCTTCCAAGGATAGATGGACGTAACATCTTCCCCATCTGGCAGTCGGTCAACTGTGACCTCAACTTGGGGACCTGAAGCAACCCCCATGTTGTTTGCCAGCGCTCGCGCCGAAGCGTTGCACATGGTTTGAATGTCACGCATCTGTTCGGCTAAAGCACCGCCCCAGAACGCGCCCGGACTCTCGTTCCACTGAGCAATGTCGTAAGGACGACGCCCCAATGGATCAGGATTGATGATTGCTTTGATGACGTACGCGCCGACCATCCAAGCATTCACTTCATATTCTTTGTGAGACTTGATGCTCTTGTCTTTGATGCCCCAGCTGATCAGCTTGTCACCAGAGACAGAACCCC